ATGACCACGCATCAGTTATGCACGGTGTGAAACAAATGAATGGTTGGATAGCAAACAACAGGACATTTAAAAACGATTACAGGGTATTACAAAGTAAGATAAACAACGTGAACAATATAGCAGACGACATAGAAGAAGATACAACTACATTGGTTTTGGAATACGCTAAATTAAAAGAACGTGTAAGGGAATTGTCGTTTGAAAGAGATGAAATACTGAACGAGCATAGAACGCTACTTGAAAAGCACAATAAACGTGAAAGGTTTTACGCTAAATTTGGGTTTATTTGATTATGGAAGAAGATAAGCCAAAAAAAGTAGATGGTCGCAAGAATAACGGTGCGATAAAAGGAGTTTCTAGGGGTCAAGGTAGACCTCCTAAGATAAAAGAGAAGGAAACCAACAAGTTAACCCTAAACGCTCTTAAAAAGGCTTTTGGTAGCGAAGAAAAGGCTTGGATTCATGTGGCTCAACAAGCTGCAAAGGGAAACTTCAATTACACAAAGATGTTGTGGGAGTACCGATATGGTAAGCCGAAGGAACAAACAGATATAAACGTAAACACACAAATAAACATTCCGGTAGTGGAATTCACAAAACCAAAAACAATAGACATAGACTATGAAGAAGAACAATAATGATGACCTGATAATAACGCAACAAATGGAAATGCCTGATGATTTTTGGAATTATCTAGTGAATCCTGTTTTGGGGTACTATAATGGAAAGAGAATAGAAAGATACGTTGCTCAAAATTCTAATTGGTAGATTCAAATTACATAGGGTGCTATGGGGAGTTGCTATTCTTTTCTGAATGTATTAAGAGGGGGTATAACGTAAGCAGACCCCTATTGGACAGCTCCGTGTATGATTGCATTGTGGATAGAGACAACGTATTGTACAAGGTTCAGATAAAATCTTCCAGTAAGACACCTAGGGATGATGATCCCAACATCAATGTTGCCTTGCAAAACAATAAGAAGAAATACGAAGTTTATTTAGTGGACTACTTTGCTGTATATTCTACGTTTTATGGGGGATTCTTCATTTTTAAGAACGTAGGTGAAATGAAAGCTGTAAGAATCAGTATAAGTGGTAAGTGGAAAGACTGTTTTAATAATTATAATTTCAACAAAGAAGATGGAGACCTTTTATAGAGATTTAGCCCGGGGGAAACAGCTTGAAAACATCGTACTCGATTCAATAAGGGAAAAGTACCCAAAATCATACATTGAGGATGGATATTTTAAGGAATGGGACATATTTATACCGGAATTAAACATCGGAGTTGAGGTGAAATCAGATGAAAAGAGCAAATACACCGGGAATATAGTCATTGAGGTTGAATTTAATGGGAAACCCTCTGCTTTGTCAACTACTAAGGCTGAATATTGGGTTATTTATGATGGGTATGGATTTAATTGGTTCAAAACGTCAAATATAAGGCGGTGTATAGAAGAATCTAATCAAAAATTGGTCAGGTTCATTGGGAAGGGCGATACAAAGCCTAAATTAGCATATTTAATAACAAAAAAACTACTTTACAAGTATGGCGAACGCAATAGACCTCCACGAGAAATATAAACCGTTATTTAGTAGCGACAGTAGGTACTTTGTAATTACAGGAGGACGAGGTTCGGGTAAATCCTTTGCGGTTAACACTTTTCTGCCTCTAAACACTTATGAGCAGAACACAAAGACGCTTTTTACTCGTTATACGATGAGTTCAGCAGCTATGAGTATTATTCCGGAATTCCGGGAGAAGTTGGAGCTTATGGACATTGAAAGCCAATTTGACATAACCAAAACGGAGATAATAAACAAAATCACGGGCAGTTCGATATACTTTAGTGGGATTAAGACAGCCTCCGGAGACCAAACAGCAAAGCTAAAGTCAATTCAAGGGGTGAATACCTTTGTGCTTGACGAAGCGGAAGAATTGAATGATGAGATGGGATTTGATAGAATTGATTACTCTATCAGGGCTAAAGGTGTAAAAAACCGTTGTATTTTGGTACTGAATCCAACTACTAAGGAACATTGGATATATCAACGCTTCTTTCAGAATAGAGGTATTCCCGATGGTTGGAACGGTACAAAGGATGGGGTAACCTACATCCATACAACCTACCTTGACAACATAAAAAACCTTTCCAATTCGTTTGTCGATCAGATAGAAGAAATGAAGGTTCGCAGACCCGAAAAGTACCAGCATCAAATCTTAGGTGGGTGGTTACAAAAAGCAGAGGGTGTCGTGTTTACTGATTGGCAAATGGGTCAATTCAATAGTGAGGTGGAGTCTATATTTGCACTTGACTTTGGATTTGCTAGGGATCAAACAGCCCTCGTAGAAATCGCAGTTGACAAAGAGCGTAAAATCATTTGGCTCAAAGAACATCTATATAAGAAGGGATTGGTAACTTCTCAAATATACGAGCATTGCAGAAGGGTAGCCGGAAGGAAGTTAATTGTTTGTGATAATAGTGAGCCGAGATTGTTATCCGAGATGAAGATGAAGAACCCTCCGCTGAATGTTACCCCAACGATTAAAAAGAAGGGAAGCATTTTGTCCGGGATAGCTCTTATGCAGGATTACAATATTAACCTAGAAGGAGAAAACCTTATCAAAGAATTTAATAACTATGCTTGGAGCATTAAAGGATTGAAGCCAATGGATAGTTTCAACCACCTTATTGATGCAGCTAGATACGGAATTCAATATGTATTGACTAGGAGTGTGCCTAAAGGAATGTACATTGTGCGATAATAAGCGATAAAATATTCACAAAAATGTGAAATGTAAGATATTTTACATTATATCATTTTTTTATACAATTATTTTGTCAGTTGGGAAATAATTTATAAATTGCGGTATAATTTTAAAACAAAGATAATTATGGAAACTATGAACAAAAAAGAATTTAATAATGTTGTAGCTCTTTTATCTGATATTCTTGAGCTAAAGGGAGATTACATTGGGAAGTTCATTTCGCTAGGAGTAAAATATAATCGTAGTGAAACGCTGGAACTAGCTGATGAATATGTGGATAAATATAATGAGATAACGGATAAACTAAAAAAAAGTAAATAATTATGACAATTAAAGACGAAGAAAACACAGAAATTGACTTAGCAAGTCTAGAATTAAATATTACTGAGGACGAGATTTCAATAGTTGGTTATGAATTCTATAAGTTTTTTATAACGTTCAAGGATGAACTCCATAAGAACCACGAGAGAGATTTACAAGACCCTGCAATTAAGTTTGATGACTTTATGGAATTCCCAGTATATTGCTTTGCAGCATTCACAACGTCTTATTTAGAGTATAAAGATAAAAATATATAATTATGGGGAAAGAACCGATTTTAAAGACACTAGAGCTAACAAAATCAGAGTTGAAGCTACTGGACACAGCTCTGTTTAATTATCGCTTAGAACAGCTAGGAAAGAGCGAATGGCAGTATATGGATTCCATTATAAGTTTAATAGACAAGCTATGGGAGTAGATAGAATAATGTTTGAATTCAATACTGACGATATATCTAAAATCGAGAACCTTATTGCTCAACGAATAGGGGAGTACCAAGAACGAGGGTACTATATTGGGGATTTAATAGCCCTGCTAGATAAAATTGATAGACAACTAGAAATTCAAGGTCATGGAGATAGTAAGTAATTGTTGCGGTGCGCCACTAGTACCAATAGAAACAGAAATTTGCTCTGATTGTTATGAGCATTGTGAAGCGATAGAGCTTCAATAGGTAAATGTAAATTCAATAGGGGGTTTGCCTATACCTCTTAAAAAAAATAGGTATTTTTTCATTTTGTATTTGTTCGGAGCGGTTGTAACAGATCGCTCCTTTTTTTTATCAATAAATTCAATACCCCCAAAGTTAAATGTGAATTCAATACCCCTGTGAATTCAATACCCCCCCCGGTTGGCTTGAAAAACCCTTATTTAGAATGATTCTAAATAACATATCCCACTTATTTAGAATAAATATAAATAAACATTTTTTGTCATTGATTTTCAAGTAGTTAGGCTTTAAATGTTGAAAAGTAGGTAAAAAAGTTTTTCGGTCTTATCAAATTTGCCCATATTTGCAACGTGCAATGGCACAAAGCAAATACAACAATTAACCAAAAACGAAACAAAATGAAAAAAAGACTATTTAAATTTCTGAACAACACAAATGAAACACTAGATTTTAGCGATGTGTTAACCCTTATCGCCTTTGCTCTTGCAATTTCTGTAGGGCTTATGCTTTTACTAATTATTGAACAAACAATTTCGAACCTTTAAAAACTAAACAAATGAAATATTTAAAAATAAATTCTATTGAAGAATTAAAACAAAATAAAACTACTGAATACTTTATATCTTTTGGTATTGCTAGAAGCACAAAGTATATCACATATTTTGAAGATGAAAAAATATTTTCTATTTACAATTTAATTGACGATACCGAAGAAGAATTGACCGAAGAAGAATTATTAAAAAGTAACATTGGCGTGGCTATTGAAAAAAATGCCTTTTACGCTGAATAAAAAAATTATAACTATTAAAAACTAAACAAATGAAAAAAAGAAAACAAATCTACAAAATGATTCAAGAAACAAAAGGTAAATTTTTTACCGTACATTTCATTAAGGAGAATGGCGAATTTCGAACAATGAACGGGAGAATTGGGGTAAAAAAACACCTTTCAAATAGTGGGAAAAAAATTAAAATTACTCACCCACTAGAAAACGGAAAAATAAGAATTTTTGATACGGTCAAAAACTTTTATCGGTCTATTAATTTAGATACAGTTTCTAGAATTTCCTATAATGGTAAAACCTTAAATTTTTAGTCTTATGAATTTACTCACTCAAAACGGAAAAATAAAAGAGACTAGCGAAAAAGTAGGGTTAAAAATTTTTAACTTTTCTATCCCTGCCTATAAAAGTAAAACGGGAAAATTAACGTGTCCTTTTGCGGATAGCTGCTTTAAATATTGCTATGCACAAAAAGGAAACTATAAACGTTTCCCTAAAATAGGTGAATTGATGGAGCAAAGATATGAATTGACTAAACAGACTATTTTTGTTGCCTTGATGAATATTGAAATTAAGAAAAAGAAAGCCGACGCAATTCGCGTCCATGACAGCGGCGATTTTTATTCAAAAGAATATCTACAAAAATGGATATCAATTGCGAATGATAACCCAAAGGTGAAATTTTATGCATATACGAAAAGCATACCTTTATTTATTGGTAAAGAATTACCTAGTAATATGGATATTATTTTCAGTACAGGATCTAAAAAAGATGAATTAATAAACTTTGACAATGATCGCCACGCAAAGATATTTAACAATGTGGAAGAGCTTGAAAAAGAAGGATATATTAATGCATCTAAAATAGATTTTTTTGCTACAAAATTTCACAGCACAAATAAAAAAGTAGGTTTAATTTATCACTAAAACATTATGGCACATTTACACACATTCGAAGTAACGTACACGAAAGACGGCAAAGAATACACAAAAAACTATTTGAAGTTTTGCCAATATCCGAAAAAGACTAAACTGTATAAAAGTTTAATCTATTTACTAAATAATAATGAAAT